ATTATGTAAAGCTAAATCAAGATTATAGCAAGTTAAATGATGACGATGTTTTATATGAGTATTACAAACAAACAAAACCACATTTAACAAACGAAGAAATTAACTTTCTTATGGAAGACTCTTTTTCTTACGATGAAGAAGTTGACGAAGAAAGAGATGTACGAAGAAAAAAATTAGCGTTAAAAGAGCAAGTTGCCGACGCTAGAAGCCACTTAGACGGGCAAAAGTCTAAATACTATGAAGAAATTAAAGCTGGTTCAAAGCTAACGCCTGAACAACAAAAAGCTGTAAACTTCTTTAATAGATACAACAAGGAGTCAGAAGCAAATGAAAAAATAGTAAAAAAGAACTCTGAAATTTTTACACAAAAAACTAATCAAGTTTTTAACGACAAGTTCAAAGGTTTTGAATATAAC